GTTTAAGGATAACCTTCTAGGTAACCCAGAATACCCATTACTTGATCCAGATATAACAGGTAGAGAACGTTTTATTAAAACAGGTGAGAATGATGAAGCACTTATGGATAACATTTACTATAATAATTGGATAAAGCAATATTCAACACAGCAGCTTGTTATGTTATATGTTAAGGGCCACGAAAAAAGGAAAGCTGGTGGTGTTATAGATATAGTCTGGCCATCAATCAATAAAGGTAAGAATAACCTTAACTTTACTGGCAAATATTTTGTGAAATCGGTGGTACACTACATTTTTAATGATAGAGATCAGTTTTATAATCAGAAGCTGGTACTGATGAAAAATGCATATGATGGGGTTAATTTGTATGAAGAATAAAATATCTGATTTGAAACTTAGAGATAATATATTTACTGGCTTCTTTAGAGGTATAGTTGAGGATAGAAATGATCCAGAGAAACTTGGTAGATGTAGAATAAGAGTTTTTGGTGTACATACTGATATAAAAGCACAAACACCAACAGATGGTGTACCAACTGACCACCTGCCATGGGCACATCCAGTTATATCAGTTATAGAGGGTGGTGTTACAGGATTCGGATTATGGTCTGTACCACTTCAGGGTTCACAAGTTCTTGTTTATTTTGAAGAAGGCAACATCATGCAGCCAAGGTATATGGCAAGTTTACCTGGTAGACCAGAAGAATCATCCAAAGGTAAAGGTACAATTGGATTTTATGATCCAAAAGAAAAGTATCCAATAGACAGCAAAACATCACCACATGAACCCAACCAAAAGGGTGAGAATGATATGCATAAGTTAGCAACAGGTGATAGTGTATCTGATACTATTGTTAAGAGTAAAACTGATAAGAAGGATAAAAGTATAAAGACAGCTAAAAATGGGTCTTGGGATGAGCCTGATCCATATTATGGTGCGAAGTATCCTGATAACATTGTGTTTGCAACACACTCTGGTATAGTAATAGAGGTTGATAATACCGAAAGTAATGAACGTATACATATATATCACCCATCAAATTCATATATTGAGATAGGTCCTAAGGGAGATATTGTTATAAGAAACGCTAAGGATAAGTTTGAGATAGTTGATGAGAATAAGATGGTACATGTCAAAGGAAACCTTGATGAAACAGTGAACCTTGATAGAACCAATCATGTTATGCAGACCCAGACCGAAAAAATTGTTATAAATAAAAAGGAAGTAGTAGGTAGCAACAAAGATGTTAAAATATATGGGAATGAGGTTAAGAAGCTGTTGGGTATATTGTCTGTAAATGCTCCACTAATAAGACTTAATTGCTCCTCTTCAGAACCAGACGTGCCCAGTTTGTAAACAAGGAGATTTTATGACTTATATATATGATGGTAGTGATATATGTCCGTTTTATACAAAGATTCATATGGATATTTTATGTACCTGTAATAGTGATGGTACATTTAGTGTCATTGACACCAAAAAAGAAGAGGAAGTACCACCTATCCCAAAGCCTACATACAATTGTAAACTATGGGATTTTGATAATGCTAGGTGTGGTACTCAAGTAACTGATATTATAAAACAACCAACAACAGAAAATAGCTGCTTGATGATCCAACTAGAAAGCACTATTGGTAAAACAAGTGAAAAGGCTTCTGCTGAGGGTACAGGTAGTTCACTACTAAGAGAGGTGAACCATATACATGGCGCCCATTGGCACCCATCATCACATGAATGTCCTGAAATACCTGTTAGTTGTGGTACTAGCAATAATGCCTTTTCAATGCCTTTTGCAACAGTTCTTGTAGCCGAGTATATGGGTGGCCAAGACCTTGATGATAATGACTTTATATATGGAAGAGATTTTATGATAGCTGATAGCTATGATAAACCATTGATGTTAAAACCTATAGAATCAACGCCAGAATGGGAGGATCCTCCAATATCCATTGGATGGCAAGAATTACTTAATTGGTCTAAGACAAAGCATACATCTAATCCTAGTCCTGACCCATTAGAATCTTATAGATAATATATAATTAAGGATACATAAATATGACAGATAGAGGACAAGATAGATTAACAGACATAACTATAGGTATTTGAAATCATAATATGCCCTGTTGCCCACACTTATGCACAGGGTTTAGAATCACTGGGTCCAGTGATACTCATGTAAATGATTTGAGAGCTAGTAGAGCACCAATGGATGTAGCAGCACACACATGTCCACATTGTCCTATAAACATGTGTCTATGTGGTAGTCCGGATGTTCATATAAATGATTTATTAGCACATAGACTATATGATTGTGAAACAGAATTTTGTGGGTTTGGTATTTCTGTTACAGGATCACCTGATGTAAAAACAAACTCATATTAGAGGTTATTATGGCTTGGCGCGACATTGATATAAATTTAACAAAGCAGCATGATGGTGATATAGCCACAGATGTTGATATAGATGCTGTTAAAAACAGCATTAGAAATATCTTCAAAACTATGCAGGGATCAAGAAGAATGGTTCCAAGTTTTGCTGCACCTGTTCATAATCTACTATTTAACCAGGTTGATAGAAATATGCTTTCACAACTCAGAAGTCTACTTTTGAATGCTATTTCAATGTGGGAAGATAGAATATATGTTAATAGCTTAACATCCGAAGCTGACCCAGATAATAATAGGGTTAATGTTAGTTTAGAGTTTAGACTGAAAAGCGACCTTGATGATAGAGTATTTAACATTAATGAGACACTTGTTATGCAATAGAGGATTTTATAGATGAGTGAAATAAAGCCATCAAGATATGATTATGTTAAAAATTATATAGAGTCGTTTGGTTTCTCTTTATTATCAACCACATATACTAATAATAAGGAAAAGTTACCAGTAATGTGTCCAAAAGGCCATGAGTATAGTGTTAAGTTTGGTAATTTTAATAAAGGATCAAGATGTCCTGTTTGTGCAGGTAAGAAAAAATATACATATGATTATGTGAAAAGTTATATAGAATCAACTGGTTATACTCTACTATCAGATAGTTATATCAATGCCCATGGTAAACTATTAGTAGAGTGCTTAAATGACCATGAGTATATAACAAATTTTAACACATTTAATCAGGGACATAGATGCTCTAAGTGTATGAATACACTGAATGGTAAAAGCCGCTCATTGGATTATGAATATGTTAAAAGCTATATAGAATCCTTTGGTTATACTTTATTATCAGATACTTATAAAAATAATTGTGTGAAATTACTAACAGTATGTCCTAATGGCCATAAGTATAGTGTTAAGTTTGGCGCATTTAAGGACAGCGGACATAGGTGTTCAACATGTGATAATAAATCAAGCAAGGCTGAGATTGATGTTCAAAACTACATAGAATCATTGGGCATACCAATAGTAAGAAATGATAGAACCCAAATAGTGAATCCTTTAACTGGCAGAAACTTGGAATTGGATATATGGATTCCATCAATGAGTAAAGCCATAGAGTATAATGGCCTTTATTGGCACTCATTTATAGATAGAGAAAAACTTGATAAAATAAAGCAAGAACAGTGTCAGAACCTTGGTATAAAGCTGTTAATTATAAATGAATACAACTGGATAGATAATCAAGAATTTGAAAAACGGATAATAAGGAACTTTATAGATGAGTGAAATAAATCTGGTACCTGGATACCTCGAGACTGATTTTCTTTCCATGAAGGAAAGACTTATCAATCTGATGAAAAAGACTGATATTTTCCGTGATTATAATTATGAGGGCTCCAATATAACAATGCTCCTTGAGCTTGTATCATATCTTGGGGACTTATCAACATTTTATGTCAATGAGGTAGCAAAAAATATCTATCCTGATACAGCAAACCTATATGAAACAACACATAGTCTCGTTTCACAAAGAGGATATCAACCAAGAGGATATATATCCTCTAATGTGGATTTGAAGATAACAGTAAAAAGATATAATGATGAGATGACCCATGAGTATTATAAAGAGGGTGATCAGCTTTATATACCAGCGTGGTACACAATTGACACGGGGTTACTAAACATAAATGGTGATAATATTAAATTTTCAACAACATCATCACATACAATAACATTACCACTATCTGGAAACATTGATGTATACTCATTCCTGATACCAATTAAACAAGGTGTGCCTTTTACAGTAGTATATGGTGGTGATGATATAATTGATGGTTCCATTATATTACCATTTAAAAATATTGACATGGGTATATATCCTTATTCAAGCAGCGCACCATCACTTGCCTTATATGTTAATGAGGAACCATGGATAAGAGTTGATGACTTTTATGACGTGTTATCAGGGCTGAATGTTAATGATAATGTGTATAAACTTGTATATGATAAGTATGGTAGATATAATATACAGTTTTCAACAGCACGTAGTATGCCCAATAGTGGCTCCAGAATAAGGGCGGTTTTGCTTGAATCACTTGGGTCTAATGGTACTCTTGGAGCAAATTTACTTGTACGTGAATTAGGTCAAGCAACTATAATGAAGGAGAATGTGCCTGTACTTGTTGATAGAAATTGGATTATAGTTGATACACCATTCATTAAAAACATTACTAAAAACATAGAATTCAATGGAACTCAAACAGGTTTTACCAATGAATCAGCATCTATTAATGGCTCTAACCCAGAAACAATCCAGCAGATAAAAGACAACTCTAAAAGCACAATAAACTCAC